TAGGGGCGCACCCCGGTGAACGTCACCACAACGCTAAGCTAACATCCGCTCTTGTCATTGAAATGAGGGAGCGTGTTGCTAATGGGGAAAGGTTCATGGACGTTGTTTTTGAAACAGGTGTTAAAAAATTGACAGCTTATGACGCAGTGACCGGTAAAACATGGTCAAATTTGAACGAAAAAATGCTACCTGTGTCAATCAAGTCTGTGAAAGTTAAGGCGGAGAATGTCCGTCAGAAAGTTGCAGGGATGCCCAGCGCGCCGCGCGCCAACATGATCGCTTGAACCCGCATATCACTCCTTTGCGGGGCGGTGAAAGAAAGGGCGGCCTGTGTCATGTAGGCCGCCCCGATCAGGCGACCCTGTGGATATTGCCCACCCCGTCAAGCAAAAAATCGCGCGATGCCGGTATTTATGTTGGTGCCGCTTTCCGCGAAAGACCCGGCTGGCAAGTCCTTCCATTTGTCCCATCCCCTGCCAGGTTCGATGTAGCTGTGATCTGTGACCGCGGTGATCGGCAGGATCGCGTAGAGGACGCCCCCAGGCTTCAGGAATTTCAGGGCATGATCGACGTGCTTTTGGTAGTGCTTGCCGTAGAACGGCGGGTTCATCAGCACCATGTCAAAATCAGCGGATGGCGTGACTTGCAGGAAATTGGCGACCCGCACCGCATAGCCCTTCGCCTTGGCGGCCATCGCCCTGCCGGGGCTGACCTCAACGCCGACGATTTGCAGCCCGTCGATGTTGCGGCGATGGGCGAACCGGGACACGGCGTCCATGATCGCACCATCGCCGCAAGACGGTTCCAGGATTCGCATTCCGGCACGCGGCTCCGCTCTATCGACTAGCAAGTCGGCGGCCTGAGCGGGCGTGCGGTAGAATTGCAGATCGCGGGCCACGGCGGTCGATGTTGCCCGATCAGGCCGCGATTCAGGGCAATCTGGCAGAACCTCGCCATAATATTCCGCCAGCGCCTCGTTCACCGCCTTGAGCATCGTCGGCCCGAAAAACAGATGCCCGTTGCCGTTGGCAAACCGCTTCAGCCAAATATCGCCCAGCGCGCCCTGCACCGGCTCGCCTAGCACCTCGTTGCGCGACGACGCTGGTTCCGCAACCGCCCTGACCCTATCGCCCGCCAGCACGGCTTTGAACTGCCCGTGTGTCAGATGAGGGTGGCCGGTGTAAACGCAGAGCGCGTTCAACACATCTCTCAGCCGTTCATTGCCATATCCGCCATACCCTGAGTTCGTGACGCTTGACAGGATGACACGCTTCGGAAGGCCCTTGACGCCGACCTTCATGCGATCGTGCGACTTGAACGCCATGTCCAGATTGCCAAAAGCCTCGGCCAAACCGCGCAGGATATGACTGCGCGGGTCGCTGATATATTTACCGAAAGTGGCGCGGATGTTGCCCAAGGTGAAGGGTGCAGGCGACTTGAAAGCCGTCTCAAATTTAGAGCGATCAGACGCAGGGGCGATCTTGTGAATGTTAAGGCCCTGATACACGTGCTTCCATGCCGACTCCAAAAGGTTACGGGCCAGTGCGCTTTCTTGAATGGCTGGCGACCCTCTGTGAAAGATTGACCCGACATATTGCCCGCCGATGCACGCGGCCATCTCGGCCCCCGCGACGGCCTTGGTGAAATCTGCAACAGTCTCAGGGATGGCCGCGATCTTGGCGTTGTATTCTTCCACGATTTCAGACAGGCGGCGGAGGGTGGCGGGAAGCTGGTTCATGGTGTGGCTCCTTGCCGGTGTGTGTCTATGGCCTATTATTGCCACCTATTATCAACCCTGTCAAGCGCCTTGTCATCTATAATTACCCGCGCTATATTGGGCGTATGATGGAAATGCCGAAAGACCCCCGCGGACGCAAACCCCACGCGCCAAGCGATGCGCAGCGCAAGCTGGTGCAGCTTCACGCGACGGTTGGGACGACGCAGGAAATGATCGCCCGCGTGATAGGCATCGACGAAAAGACATTGCGCCTGCACTACCGCGACGAACTGGACCTGTCGATGGCGTTGGCCAATGCCACGATCGGCGGCGCGCTGTTCAACAAAGCCAAGGGCGGCGACACGGCGTCCATGACGTTTTGGCTGAAAACGCGAGCAAGGTGGCGCGAAACGGCTGACGTGAACCTGATCAGTGAGGACGGAAGCATGTCGCCCAAGGCCGCTCTGGATATGTCCAAGCTGTCGCCCGAAGCATTGGCAGAAATTGTGGCGCTTGGCGATGCACCTGACTCCGCTTGACATAATTGCCGCTGAAAAGGAATTGTGCCGTCGATCGCTGGCGTATTACGCAAGGCGCGCATGGCACGTCCTAGAGCCGTCCACACCGCTCAAGTGGGGCTGGGCGCTGGACGCCATCTGCGCGCACCTAGAGGCCGTCACGCGTGGCGACATCAACCGTCTGCTGATGAATGTGCCGCCTGGCACCATGAAGTCGCTGCTGACCGGCGTGATCTGGCCCGCTTGGGAATGGGGGCCAAAGGAACTGCCCCATATGCGGTTCCTCGGCACGGCGCACAAGCAAGACCTAGCCGTGCGGGACGCAATGAAATGCCGTCGCCTGATCCAGTCAGAATGGTATCAAACACGCTGGCCGATGAACCTGATGGCCGACAATAACGCCAAGCTGCGGTTTGAAAACGACAAGACCGGGTTTCGGGAAGCCATGGCATTTGAAGGAATGACCGGCAGTCGCGGCGATAGGGTTCTAATCGACGATCCGCACAGTGTCGCGGATGCAAATAGCGTGCAGAAACTTGCCACTGGCGTTGCAACATTCCGGGAAGCCCTGCCGTCCCGCGTCAATAATGAAGATTCGGCTATTGTGATCATCATGCAGAGATTGCACGAGTCCGACGTTTCCGCCGTGGCGATTGATCTGGGATACACCCATCTTTGCCTGCCGATGCGGTTCGAAGCGGACCGCCGATCTCCCGCCGACCCGCGCACGATCGAGGGCGAATTGCTGTTTCCCGATCGGTTTCCTGAGGAACAGGTGGCCGACCTTGAAAGGACCATGGGGATCTACGCCAGCGCCGGACAGCTTCAACAGCGGCCCGCACCCCGCGGCGGCGGCATGTTCAAGCGGTCAGATTTTCGGACCGTCCAAGCCGAGCCTGCGGGCTACACGTGGGTGCGCGGATGGGACTTGGCCGCAACGAACGACCCATCAGCGGCCCGGACGGCTGGCGTCAAGATCGGCATCGGCCCTGACCGGCGGATCTGCATCGCTCATGTCGTCAAAGACCAGGTAAACGCGGCCGGAGTTGAGCGGTTGCTTGCCAGCACGGCGGCGGCTGATGGGCGCGCGGTCCGCGGATCGATCCCTCAAGATCCGGGCAGCGCGGGCAAGTCGTGGGCATTGCATCTTCTCAAATCGGCTCTGATGGGATACAGCTACACGTCAAGCGTCGAGAGTGGCGACAAAGAAACCCGCGCAATGCCCCTCGCGGCACAGGTTGAGGCCGGAAACGTGGATATTGTTGCAGGCGCATGGAATGGCGACTTCTTGGACGAGGCCGCAACGTTCCCGATGGGTAAATTCAAAGATCAGATCGACGCCGCGACCCGAGCGTTTGACATGATTGCGGGCGTAAATAATTCGTGGGCTGGAACAATATGAGCATCATGGACGGCCTGCGGAACATCGTCGCCAATCTCGGAACCGACCGGGACAAGGCGTCCCACACCCATTATTTTGACACCACGATTGCCGATGATCAGCTTGTCGCAATGTATCGCACAAGTGCCATTGCCCGCAGCGTGGTGGATTTGCCCGCCGAGGATGCGACCCGCGAATGGCGGGAATGGCAGGCTGATGCGGAACAGATCACCGCGTTGGAGGCTGAGGAAAAGCGGCTTGGGCTGCAAGGCAAGACGATGCAAAACCTCAAGCGGGCGAGGCTGTTCGGCGGCGCCGCAATTTATATCGGCACGCGCGACCTGGACGCATCGAAACCGTTGGACCCTGCCAAGATCGGCAAGGGG